GAGTGTAATCTTCGACCCAGCACTAAGCCCGGCGTAACCACTAGCTGCGTTCTTATTAGCAGTCTTCTCTAGCGCCGCATCGTTGGTTAGATCCGAAGAGGCTAGAACTGCAGTGATCTGGGCGGACGGCACTTTTGACGAGCCATCTAGCGTGGCTACGCCGTTAGCGGCGCCCTTCTCCGAACCAACAACGCTGGTTCCATCTGTCTTGACGGCCGCGTCACCGGCGGCTAGCCGCTTGCGGTAACCGGTTGTCTGGTCAATGCCTACAACTGCAAGGTTAGCCATGTCTTATCCTCGCCTTACTGCAGGTAGCCGACAACGTCGACGGACAGCGTTTGGGCGGTAGCCGTCGCAGCCATCGTGATATTGATGCTGACTGTGGCCGCAGCCGGTAGGGCCTTGCCCTTAGCGCCGGCCGCGAACGTCCAGTCATCGTTTACAACGAGCACGCCAGTCATAAGTTCCGACGGGAAGATGTCGGCCGCAGCCGGCGATGACTCGATCTGCGCTGTAGCCGGAACGGTCGCGGCCGTTTGCGCCGTCACTCTCGGAACGACGGCTGTGATGACCGCTGTCCTTCCGGTGGGAACTGTATAGAGCAGCGTTGACGCGACCGCCGTTGCGCTGATGCCAGAAATGGTAGCCAGGCGCTGCACAACGCTTCCAATAAGGATCGCCATCGATCTGCTCCTAGCCTTACTTACGTAGGTTGATCAGATTACGTCTAGAGACTACACTGATTGAGCATCGAAGACCAGCGGTTGTTTTAGGCTAGCCCGCCAGTGGCGTCGACTTTTGAGCTGGTCGTATACCATGAGTCCCGTCCACCAATGAGCACGATCAGAACTCCCCTTCGACGATGTAACCGCCGCCTGTCGGCGATGCGAGCGTGCAGGTCACAACCGGCCCCGAAGGTTGTTCACATCTTACGGTATACCCCAGAACGACCAAGAACTCGTCCGAAGCGCCAAGCGCGCTGGCCCGTGGGAAGTCAAGAGCGCCGTCAGCTTGCGCGGTGAACGGCGGCAAGAAGATGATGAGCGTCGCTTCGGCAGCGACACCGAAAGCCTTGGAGACCGGGAAATCGAGCGGCACCGACTCGACGTCCGCCGACAGCGCCTTGGTGCTCGGAAAGTCGGCCAGCACCTCTCCGAGCTGGCTTAGCGCCTTGGTGCTCGGAAAGTCGGCGTGGACTTCGGCCTGGCCGCTTAGCGCCTTTGTTACAGGGAAGTCGAGGACTGCTTCTCCCTGTGCAGCGAGCGCGTTCGTTGCCATGGATTAGAACTTCTCCATCGCGAACTTCGCGAGCTGCCCCGTGGCGAAGCCGTCGGTCTGCGCCTGCCAGGTGATGACCCGCGTGGTGAAGTCGTCAATGGCGAGTGCCGAGGTCGTACCCGAAAGCGTTGCTGCTGTAAGGGGATACTCGTCGTCTGAGACGCCCCGCCAGGCACGAATGCTTCCGGTCGTGGCGGCGGTCACGATCCCGAAGGTGCTCATCGTGCCCGTGCCACCCGTGCAGCCCGTGAAGCTCGTAGCGGTGACGCCCGTGTAGGCGACGGTCTGCGTTCCAGTGCTCGTCTGAACGTACAGAGTACCCGAAGCCGCGAAGCCGGTGGTCGAGTCCACGTTGATAGTGCCCTGTGGAAGTATGGCTCCGTTGGATGCCACCGCGATCTCGGTCTTGTTCCCGTTGTAGAGCTTATAGGACACGATGATTCCGCCGAGCGTGGGGGCGAAGCCCTTCAACTCGACGTGGTCCTCACCGCTCGTCCAGTAGGTCGTGCCCTGAGCGTGCTTGACGAAGGGAAGGTTGTCGCGTGCGCTACCGCCCGAGTCCTGCGGTGCCGAAGAAATCGCTGTGGGAGTCGTGCCGATGAACGAGTTGGACGGGTTGATGTCTCCGTTCCATTGCCACTCGTTCACCGCACTCGCCGCTGAGCCATCGACGGACTGATAGAGCCAGATCGTAGGGGTCGTGCCTGGTACGGCTCGGTTGTCAATGACTACCGACATGCGCGCAGCTCCGACCATGAGAGTCGCCAGGGCGGTCGGGATGATTGTCGCGGAGATGTCAGTGCGTGTGAGCACGCTATCCCACCGAAAGCACTTCCATGCTGCGGCAGAAGTGACAAAGGCGTACATGTTCACGCCGTCCACGAACATGCAGAACTTACCCTCGTTGACAGCGCCCGCTGCCGAAGCGGCGAGTGACGTGCCAATGGTCGCGCCCCACGTTCCGGCTACAAGCTCGCGGAGCACAGTCGCGTTGGCTCCCGCCGTTCCACGGACGACGCCGAACACGCGGCTGTTGTAAACACAGAGGGCCGCACCCGTCGAATTCCCGTTGCCGAGAGTACCGAACAGCGCAAACGTCATGGTCCCGATGGACGGGTCGAAGACCGACGTGAGTGCGTTATCCGTCACCGCTGTCCCGTCGAGCCAGATGGTCACGAGCTTGCCGTTCCAGAGAACGGAGTCGTCGGAACGAGAGTACACAGTGGACGGACCGACGAAGGCTGCGGAAGTGACCCAAATGACTCCGTCGGTGGACGTGTGAGAGAAGTAGTTGGCCGAGGCGTTGAGCTTCGTGATGACAACTGCCGTCGCCACCCCCGCGACGTGCATGACGAACAGCCCCGACTTGGCTGCGGTGTTCGTCGTAGCGATGTGTGTCGCCGCCGTGAAGGTCTTGACGAGAGTCCACGAGACGGCGCCGTCCTCCGAGCGGTAGATTTCGTTTCCGACCGTTGCGAGAAAGGTCTGCGCGCCGCCAAACTTGACGACGGCAGGGTAGCCTCGCGGGTTGTTGAGGCTTGTGGGCTCCGTGTCGGCGGTCCCGAACGTGGCCCCGACGTTTGAAGGGGTCGCATTGATGTAACGGCGCAACTGCGGAGTCGCTGCCGCTCGACTGTTCAACGCGAGGAAGGGGGCGATAGCCATTGGAATCTTCTCCCTTTATGCCGTCACGACGATGTTGTCTACGCGCAGCGTGTAGCCGTCCAACCTGAGCAGGCTTCCTACCACGATACCGGAGGGTGAGAACTCGTCGCCCGAGAGGAGCTTGAGCGGGCGCGATTCGTCCGTCGCGCAAAGTCGCTTGATCTCGTCGCCTCCTGGCGTACCGTCAACGGTCTCGATGAAGGCGTAGGAACTCATGCGTCCACTCTCCACTCTCCAGAGGCCCCCTCGGCAAACCACTGCGTCGAAGTTACCGCGACGAGTCGCATGGTGGACCCGACTATGTTGGACCGCACGAAACCGCCAGGCGTGGAAGCTGTCGTGCCGATGTTGATCGTTACTCCGGCCGGAGCAACGATTTTGAGGTACTGCGCCGTCGTCACGCCGAAGCGATAATCCTGGGTCGGAGGGCCGAGGTCAATGGTCGGCAGTGTTAAGGGAACTTCCCCTGTCGCCCCCGTGTTCGTGTGAAACCCGCCTTCTTCGACCGCTGTGAGAACGGCGGCGATCGTATGCGGGTAGATGATCGAACTCGGGTCGCCAGCCGGAACCAGCACGTCCCAATTCAAGCTGGGTGGTGGATCTCCGACGTTGGCGGCGATGGCGATGTACGCTGTTCCGAGATGTTCCACCACATCGTCGATGGAGTAGGAATCGAGTGAATTCCACTGGCTGCGCCAGGTCATGCCTACAGGACCCGGCGCACCAGGTGCACCGGGTGAACCTGGTGCACCAGCGACTCCAGCAGTGCCGACGGACGCAACAATGTCCCAATCGACGCTCGGAGGTTGGCTGTTCAGACTATTATTGATCGCCGTGTAACTAGAGCCGCCATGCTGAACCGCATCCCGGATGAAGTAATTGGTGACGGCGCTCCAAGCACCGCGCCACACCATGCCGACCGGACCAGCAGGACCAACGCTGCCAGCAGGGCCGGCGATGCCCTGGACGCCCTGAATACCTTGGGTTCCTTGCGGACCGCTGCCTTCCAACATTGCGCTGAAGACGACTCCAGCCGAAAGAGGCCCGCCGCAATTCTGGGCAACTTCGACTGTGAAATAATCTCCAACTACAGCATCGAAGTCTCCACTTACTGAAATGACTGTGTCATCACCAGTTATGGCGCTGTGCGACTGGACTGACTTATCCTTTACAACGTCAATGCTACTGTATTGGATGATTTCTACGTGACGGTAACCAGAGCCGTTACTCGCAAAGTCAACGTTCGTCTCGACATGATAACGTCCCGCACCGCTGGCCACGACACTTTCTCGGTCATTAAATGGCGCTCCGACGTACATGTTCGACGGGTTGTAGATAATCAGCGTGCTAACTGGGAAGAAGACACGAGATATAAGGACGCTATCCGGAACGGTGATCGGATAGGTAGCGATCGCCGACCGAATCTTGACAGAAAATTGCGCGCCGGCTGGGCCACCAGGCGGGCCTGGAGGTCCCGGCGGGCCCTGCCCAACCGGCTGTGGCTGGTTCGGCGGCGACACTGGAGTTCCGCCGGATGCCACGATGATCTGCTGACTACTAAGTAGCCGCCGGATTGACGAATTGTTGGGGTTTCCGTAGAATGTTGACCCCGACGGATAGGAGACGGATGAGCCAGCGTCATCGACCGTGACTGGCGTCGACGAGGTAACAAAGTAAAGAATAGGCGCTGCCATCGCGAGCCACTCTCCGTAGTGTCGCGATTCTACCCGCGACGCATCACACTGTCATGATGCCATAGAAAGTTAACCCAAGCGACCGGTAATCTTAACTATGGGCGGGACCTGGGCGCCCAGTCCTAGGGACTTGTTGAAGACATCGCGGTGCTTGAAGCAAAGCCCTAGGCGTCGTAGACCTCCCAGGATATGGAAATCGACGTCGTCGGAGCCGCAGATCAAGCAGATGCGTTCCAACATTTGAGGAGTTAACGGTCCCTTATAGTCAGGAAAAGCGCGGCCGAAGATGGGGCCGCCGCATGTGAGCAGTCGTCCACAGTCGGCTGCATCAGTCTTCCAGGCCGCGTGCAAGTGTTCACAACTCGCGCATGTGATTGGAAAGCCGGCCTTTATAGCTTCACTACTTATAGCTTGCGCACTAACTGTGCGCACGTCAATCCGCTCAGTCGTTGGTCGTCTCCGGCTTGCGCTTGCTCTTAAACGCATTGATGGCGCTCACGAACTTTGACTTCGCGTCAGGATAACCGGCGCGCTTCTTTGCGTTCTTCGACAACTTCTTGCCGCTCTTCTGCTCTGTGGCGACGCACTTGGCGAAGGCGCCGCTTAAATCATTGCGGTCGGACGGCTTACCGCCTGTAATCGCGGCCACACAACGCTGAACGAACGGGCTCGTCCTATGCTTCTGCTCGACGACACCAAAAGCGGTGTGGGCGTGTGCTGGTGGAACCATCGTAGATTCGCCAGGACTAACGCGAAGCGACGAACTGGTCGTCTTCGACGTGCCAGGTCCGTCGACCTCAGGCTCGCCCTCTTCCGGCTCGTCATCGCCGGCTTCAAGCCCCCCAGGACAGTTTGATGCCGGAATTGAGCTGTGCGTCTTAAGCGTCGGAGGCATGTTCGGGCCGTGGTTGGTCGCCGGGTAGATGACGCTATTGCGGTTGCCCTTCTCATCGGCCTTGTGGCCTTGGAGAAACTTCTTGAGCATTTGAGCTTTGATCTTGTTGATCTTCTCTAGGTCCATCGTGTCTCCTGACGAGCGGCCCGCTTGCCGACCAACTTGTTACGGATGTCGACGAGGTCTTCGCTGAGTGCCAGCGTGCGAGCCATTTGGTCGATCACCTTATCATCGGTCTCGTCTACACCTTTTACAACAAGCTCGTCAAAAAGACCTTTAGGTCGGCCAACGCCTTCAGCGACAAGGCCGGCGAACAAAGATGTTTCGACCTTCGTGCTGCTGGCTGTTTTAGTCTTCTCGCGGCCGATAGGTGTGAGCTTTGCCTCAGCGAGAACCCTGTCAAACATCGAACCCATCATCGCCTCCAGGTGGTCTTCGGAGTTTGGAGAGGAGATCTTACACCACAAGTCGTTAGGTTCCCCCATCAAGCTTGCGCTCCGGCTGGAACATAGACTTGCGGACGAGATCGAATTGGTAGGCGATGAAGTAGCCAGCCGCTCCAAAGCGGTGCCGATCCCGATCTACGTGTTGCACGTCGTAGAAGCTATCTAGCAGCGATGGCAACCTGACAAGATCGCCGACTCTCGGAACGACCTTAACGTCTTCCAGGATGGCTCTGGCGATGTGTAACTTCAACTTAAACGTGAAGATGGACCCGCGCTCATCCGGATCTTCTTCTTGGACCGGCTCCATCGCGAGGGATCGCACCATGACAGGAGGTGCGAAGTTCCAGTCCGGAATGACCTCGCGAGAGGTCGAGTCGATGCGATTTCGGATGACGACCGGTTCGCCGTAGAGCGATACGTTACCGCCACGGCTTTTTGTAGTCACCTCAGGAACGACTTCAGGACCGTCTGTCAGCGGCCGCGAACCGTCAATTCGCTGTGTTTGATCGACCATCTTGTAGTAGTAGCAGTCGACGCCGCGTAGGCGCGACATGTCGCGAGCCTTGCGGTCGATGTACTTCTTGTCGTTTGGTCCAAAGAATGTGTCGTCAAAGCCAGACACGCCGCTCGTAAATGGCGGATTACCCGCCACACCGGGCGGTTGGTTCGGCTGTTTATATTGCGGGTCAGCCATACTACCGCCTTATGGTCGTAGTGTCGGACTCTGATCTGGCATCTTATCCGGAAGCTTGTCCATTAGCGAGTCAAGCCACAACTTAAGCTCTTTCAGCTTCTCGTCTGTGTCCTTTCGCATTTCTGAGCGTTTTTTGTTCACTCCGAGAGAGGCCTTCGCCTTATTGGTCATCTCGCGGCGGCCATTTACCTCAGCCTCGCGTCTGATGCCCTCACTCGTAAGCGTGATCTTCTTGTCCTTGATCATGACTCGGGGCGGATCGGCCTTAACCAACCCCCATATAACGACATTGAAGGCCTTCGTGTAGGCCTCCATCATCGACGTCCGACCCTGCTCACGCTTCATAACGTCGTAGATGCCGCGAAGTAGAAGGCGCGGGAAGTTGTCCTCGCGCTTCACGTCGCGGATGATAACCGTCGCGTCTAGTTCAAACGGCGTGACGTAGCTCGGCATTGGTCAGGCTACTCCAGGATGATCGGGCACGCTCGCCTCCAATTGATCAAATCCTTCTCAAGTTGCTCCTTGGCCTCCTTGGCCTCTTCGAGCAGCCGTTCGCCGTTTAGGCTCTTGTCGCCGCCGACCATCGGAACGTTGTCCCACTTCGATCGGATTTCTCCTAGGAACTCTTTAGCCTGTGCCAACGCGTAACGGAGGAACAAGTTCTCGTCTTCAGGACCAAGGTCTCGCGTGTCGATGGTCTTCGTCCAGACGTTAACGAGCATGTTGCCGACGATCGATGGTCGCGGCATGATTAGAAGCTCGTGCGTGTCCTTGTTGTAGTCCCACTCCCGGTCGGCTGAGAATATCTTTTTCGACATGTTTAGGTACTGAAGCCGTTGGATTAGATCGGAATAAGGGAGTGGAGACGCGCCGGGAGATCGCCACTGACCGAAGAGGAGTGAATAGGTGTAGCTGAAGTCATCGGTGTCTACGGCCGGAAAGTGGGCCGTGGGGAGATATACGGTAAGGACTTCAGTGACATCTGGGTCGAGAACGTAGACGTTGGTCGCGGTCGTAAGCGGAACCTGAAGAACTCGCTTTTGCCCAAGACGGAAACCAAACCATCGCTTGGTGTCGTTGATCACGTCTTGCTGCTGCAGCTCGGTGAGTTCTACGTCGACTATGCCAGCGCCGAGCCGACGAAGCACGTAAGCTTTGATCTCATCCTCTGTCATCGACATATGGTTACAGACCTCGCCATGTGATGAGTCTACCCTATGGCGACTCTAGATGCGCGCCAGGATATCAAGTACGGTGGCGCGCTCAAGCTCTTCGCGACGCGCGCGATGACGCGTTATTTGGCCGCGATCGTCTTCAACCTCAATCTGAACGCCGTAGTCTTTCCAGTCCTCGATGACCGTTCCGTGCAGCCGCTTCGTCTTCCACACGACTAGCGTGCCCTTGTCAAAGGGAGTCTTGTCTTCTTTCTTCTTTTCTGCCGGCCGGTCGTAGACGACTTCGCCGTAGCCGTGAGGATTGTTGGACATAGCTCGCTCCGCTCTACTATAGCGGATCCTCTGGCAGGGTGCATAGGTCGCGGCCACAATGATGCTTGACCCGCCGAACCGACGGCGGGAGACCGTCAGAGTTCGATTGGGCCGCCCATGGTAGGCGGCCAATTCTTTCTGTAGCGTCTTGGCCTCTCTGATGCCACCATGGCAGGCATCATGTGAGGTGAGCGCGTGGCCTTCATCGAGACATACCAAGTAATTTCATCAACACCGATCGTCGTTGACGACGGTGGAACCGCCATCAGCTACTCACCTGGTCAGACCTTCACCGCAGCAACCAGAAACACCTCAGTCATCCGACTCTTATCGCTTGGACAAATCGTCCTTCTGAGTGGTCCGATCCCCGCGCCTGAGCCGACGCCGCCAGGCGCTGCGAGTGGTTGGACTGACGATGGTCTGATCGTAAGGCTCACTACGGCTAGCGATAAGGTAGCCATTGGCGCAGCCACCATGATCGGATCTGAAAAGGTCCGAATTGTTGGTGACGCTCGAATTGAAGGCAAGCTAACCGTCACTGGGTTAATTGATCCGACCGGCCTCTATCTCGATGAACAGGTCGCTGATCAACCAGCAGTCGCTAATAAGGGTGTCTTCTACACCAAGGACGTTCTTGGCATTACTCAGGCTTTCTACCGTGCAAGCAATGGCGCAGTCTCCCAAATCACACCCAGCGGCGGTGGTGAGACGCTCGCTCAGACACTCGTGCTCGGGAACACTACTGGAGGCACGAACCTAGCCGTCACGAACGGTGATGCGATCCTGTTCGGGGCGGACGGTCGCCTCCGCCGTAACGCAGCCAGTTCTCTCGAGTTCGACGACGGCGCGGGCGGGGCTTTGACGCAGTTCACGATCCGGGCGACCAAGACCACCATCACGGGGGCTCTCGATCCCACGAGCGTCTCCCTTTCGAGCGGGACGGCGCTCTACTATGAGTCGGACGACGGGAGCACGGCGGCGGTCGCGCCCGCGAACAAGGGGCGAATCCGTTACCTGGACGGGACGGGGTGGCAGCTCTCATCGAGCACGGGCGCTTACTCGACGGTCGCGACGTCGGCCTCAGGGTTCATCCAGAACGGCAACAGCTTCGGTGCGCTCGCGGTTCTCGGTACCAATGATGCCTTCGACCTAGCGTTTGAGACAAACAACGTTACGCGTTGGAGTATCTCGACGTCGGGTCATCTCATTCCATTCGTAGACAATCTCTACGACATCGGAATCACGGCGACGAACCGTGTTCGTAACGGTTACTTCGGCACGTCAGTAGTCATCGGTGCCACCATCGCCATCGACGGCTCTAGCGTACAGCGAACGTCGGCGGGCACCGTCGCTCTGTTCACAGATGCCTTCTCGACTGCCATTACCATCGGAGGTGGAGCGACTCAGACTTCGGTCACGATTGGCGGCGGTGCTGCGTACACAGGCGCGACCGTCGGAAAGGTAGGCGTGACCGACTCGTTCCTCGGTGCTGTTTCAGTCGGTGCAACCGTCACGATCGGGTCTGCCGCCGTCACTGGTTCGGCCGCGCTCTCAGTGACGGCAACAGCGGCAACGCTCACACTTGCAGCCACTGGTACCAACATCATCCAGCTTACGACCAATGCCGCTGCACGCTGGAACGTCACCGGGTCAGGCCACTTCGTAGCGAATACCGATAACGCTCTCGACATCGGAGCGTCGGGCGCGACCAGACCGCGCACTGGATACTTCGGTACGAGTGTCGTCGTCGGTAGCACGGTCACCATCGGAACGGCAGCGGTCACGGGGTCCGGCGCTCTGGGCTTGACGGCTACCGGCGCGACGCTTGCGCTCGCCGCGACGGGGGCGAACGCGATCACGCTCACGACGAACGGCACTGAGGCGTATCGGGTCAAGAGCGACTCCGCCCTCCAGTTTCCGACGAACACGACCTCCGCCGTCAGTGACGCCGCCACGGGCACTCTCCGCTACAACAACTCGGCGTCGGCCTTTCAGGTCTCTATCTCGGGCGGCGCGTGGACGAGTCTCGCGACGGGTACCGGCGGCACGAGCCTCGATGGCGCGTACGACTTTGGCGGTGCAGGCGCAGGACGCGCCATCACTGTTGACTCCGGCGCCGTCACGCTCACGAACAACGCGGCCAACAACAACAACGTGCTGGAGATCACGAAAAACCCGGCGGGCGCGCAGAGCGGCGATGCAATCAACGTGCTCATGGGAGCCACGACAACCGGCTACGGTCTCTCGGTCGATATCGCGACCGGAGGCTCCGGTGACGGCGCGCTGATCAAGTACACAGACCAGCACACTGGGATCTCGATGTGGCACAATTCGGCGGCACCCGGCCTCACAACACTTCTCTCTAGAATCCAAACTTTTGGTGGAACAACGGGCGTGGGAGGGCCTTTTCAAACAGGGCTTCTAGATGTGCAGACCTCGGTTTCTTCAGACAATGCCGCCGGTTCATTTGTCTTTTGGACGAACTATTCATCTGGTGGCTCGCTCGCCCAACGTTTCTGCATGCAACATGAGGGCACATTCGGTCTTATTTCTGGAGCCTCAATCGCATGGACGGCTAGCGCAACGGACGCGAGACCCTACCAATCCACGCCGACGATTGCGCTTGCGAAGCATAACGGCGACAACCTCAAGGTCTGGAACTACTCCTCCACCAACTACCTCATGCTCGGCCCGAGGGTGCAGGTCGCCGCCTCGACCGGTGGCTACTGGTTCTCACCGAACTCCGACGCAACGAACAGCGCGCCGGACGCAACGATCTCCCGAAACGCAGCAAACATCGTTCAGATCGGAACGACGGGGAATAACGCGCTCGGCACTCTCATGGCTACGAAGATCGTTGGCCCCGCTGCGAGCGCGCTCACCGTGGACGGGCCTACGACCCTCGATCTCCAGACGGGGGCGGTAACCCGTTGGCAGGTAAGCGCGGTGGGGCATCTCCTTCCTGCCGCCACCGACAACACAGAGGACATCGGTGCGTCCGCGACGAACAGGATCAGGACGCTCTACGCAGGCACGAGCGTGGTCGTGGGAAGCACCGTCACGGTCAGCACGGCAGCGGTCACCGGCAGCGGCGCTCTCACGGTCACGGCGACGGGAGCAGCGCTTACGCTCGCTGCAACCGGAGCGAACACCGTCGCGATCCACACCAACGGGTCGGCGCGGCTCACGCTCGCTGACACGACCGCGACTCTGGCCGACGCTGTAAACATCGCCGTCGGCACGACTACTGGCACCCAAATCGCCACGGCCTCGACGCAAAAGCTCGGGTTCTGGGGCACGACGGCGGTAGTGCGTTCGGCGGTCGCCGCGCTCACGAACAACGTCACGGCGGGCGGGACAACCGATACCATCGACAACTTCACAGACCTGACGACCTACGCGAACGACGCGGCGACGATCAGGAACAACATCTATCAACTCTCGCGGAAGCTCAAAGAGGCCGTGGATGCACTGCGGCTCTATGGCCTGCTTGGATAGGAGCAGTTTGCCCTATAACTATTCCGCGATTCTGATATAACCAGCGCGGAAGTCTCGACCTACAACCACAGATGTGTGAGATACAAACAAACAACAATGCCTGCTGGAAGGCTTTGTATTCCAAGGTCTTATAACCTTTCGCCTTAGACTTTTAGGGAAAAGCCGATAGGAGTAATGAATGTCCACCTTCAATCTCACGAATTCAGCCGACGTAATCGTCAGCCCTGTCGCCTGGCAGACCCAGGTGAAAGACCAGAGCGAGGTCGATCACCTGACCGCGCTTCTCGCCACGGCCACGGCGAGACTCGGCACGACCAAGACAAGCGTGCGCGATGTGCTCAGCCAGGCGATCACCCGAGCAAGTGGAACACTGCCCGGTGGCGAACAGATCACGGACGTCGTGACAAACGAAGATGCGTCGGTCACGATCACGTCCGCATGAGCGCCAAAACTTACCTAAGGCGCTGGGGGCCTATTCAAAGTTGCCAACCACAAGGTAGGGTGTGGTAGGCTGGTGACGCCTGGAGAGTCTCACGAAGAGAGTGGCCTTTCTTCACCCGTAAGGCAAGCGAAATAGTTATAGGGCAAAGCTATGTGTCGAACTCGCATAGCTTAGGCACAACTAACAGAGCTTCGGTTACTTAGGTAACTTATGTTCTGTTGGGCAAAGCCAGGCTCGTAATCACAAGACAGCATACGCATCGGAGGTAATACGTGGTCGACACCATTAAGCTAACAAACCGCGAGGTCCTGGCGTCAACCGGCGCCCTAGCGTCCATAGCCTCGCTCAAGCTTCCTGCCAAGGTGGCTTACGCCATAGCGAAGGTGGTCAATAAGCTTTCGGGCATCGAAACTACGATCGGCGATGTCCAGAAGAAGCTCTGGGACAGGTATGGCGAGAAGGACGCGGCCGGCAAGCTCGCAGTAAATCGAGAGGCCGGTACGATCACGATTCAGCCTGGTCAGGTGGATGCCTTCAACAAGGATTACGCCGATCTCATGGCTGAATCCAACGAGATCAGTGGGCTACGTCAGATCACTATTGACGAACTTGGAGACGTCAAGATCGAGCCATCGATCTTCGCTCGTCTTGGGTGGCTCATCAAGGACGAGTAAGCACGAACCGGCGTCTTTTGTCACGTAGGATCGCGGTATGGGTAAGACAAGACAGCTTAGGATCGTGGCCATACTCCCAGATGGCTTTGCCCTAAAAGTCTAAGGCGACTTTTGCGAGCGCTACGAGCGGGTTGATGAGCGCGTAGCGTATGCGACCCTTCTTTGGATCGTACTTTCTGCGGTTCGTATCCTTCTCGATGACAAGACGCGCCATCAATCGCTTGAGAATGAGCCTGACCTCATCGTATTCGAGGTGGTATTCCCACGGCTTCCACTTGGACCGCGCCCGGCTACCAGTTCCGTAGTAGGTCGGGTTCATGGTAGCGTTCAAGCTGCCAGTGATCTGGGCAAGCGTCAAAGCCTTGCCATCCTTGCGGATGAGCTCAGGTATCCGTCGAAGCATCCAGAGCCTTCGCGGTCCCGTCTTCGTGAAGTCGACCTGGTTGGTTTGCTTGGCTTGCTTACTCATGCTGGTTGTTATACCCTGGTGGAGAGTGATGCTTAGCCCTTGCAAGGGGCGGCATGTTGCGGAATAATGACTTGGTCTGAGGAGGACACCACATGGCACGCTTCGTAGTCATGGTCGACGGAACGAGAATCGATAGCATCAGCTACCCGAAGGGCACTGTGGTCAATGTCCCTTCGTCGAACACCGACGTTCGCCTCGCTGGCCCACTCGGCTCGCCGCCGACGACCACGCCGCTCTACACGGTTCCGCGTCTGCGGAACACGTCCGCGATCGGTGCTGGCTTCGTGGCACTGGACACGCTTCCCCCTTACCTCCCGGTTCTCGCTGGCGATCAGCTCGGTCGCCAAACCTCGACCGGCGCGCTTCCTCCGGGCAGCTCTGGTCCGAACACGGCCAACGTGATGCTGGAGCCGGTTCTCCCCACGGAGAACAGCCAGTACGACTAGTTGTTCCCTTCAGCTCGACCAGGAAAACAGTCAAATAGGCGGACCCGCCGGGTCCGCCTATTTGTTTTTGTAGTCAGCTAATTCAAGATTTTACCGCAACATACGCCAAATGTTTAGAAATCGACGATTTCATCCCTTGAGGATTTCATCGCAGGCGCTTAACTAATAGCGATCGCATCACACCCGGTCGATCCACTGGGTGCCGATTGAATCTGCGATAGCTAGGTGGCGTATGGCAATCAGGCGTGGTTTGGCCCTTCTAGGGCTCCTTGTTGGACTTCTTTTCGGCGGCCAGACGATGGCTGCGCCACCCGGTAACGGAGTGGCGGCCGTCATCTCAATGGCGCCGTCGGCTGGCTATGTGGGTGACTTGGTTACGCTGGTGTGCTCTAACATTCGGGCACCGCTCCGGATCGATTTCAACGGAATGGCGGCCGACGTCGCGTCAATAAAGACGAATGCGAACGGCGATCTCGATGTGCGAACCATCGTTCCCGCCAGAGCTAAGACCGGTCCGGTTCACATCTCGTCAATCGCTTCGGTGGTTTCGCTCAACGCCGGGACATTCACGGTGCTGGGTGGAGCGCGTGTATCTATTCCGTTGATGCCGACCGACCCAGTCTGTGGAAGTCCGATCGGCGGGCGACCAGCGACAGGGCCTCCTTACGGCGGTCTGCCAGGCGCGCCTAGACCATCAGGGCCGGCAACCTTCGATCCTGATCTGGATCTACCTATCGAAGCCCCGCAACTGGTCTCCAAAACACCGACAAAAGCCCCTCTTCCTCCCAAGCCAGTTACTCCTCCACCAATACCAGAGCTTCCACCCACGATCTACGGCAAGGATCTCAAGTCTGAGACAGGCTCGATCATTTACGTGATCGACATCTCTGGTTCGATGGGCTGGGACATCGGCCGTTACATAACGGCCGATGGCAAGGTTGCGACGGGGTGCCGACTTGATCGAGCCAAAGCCGAACTTACACGATCGGTCAAGAGTCTGCCCAAGAGCTTCAAATTCAACATCGAGTCCTACGATTGCTTGCGTTATGTCTGCTTCGTCGACTATTCCAATTCCCACATGCCTCTTCTTCCAGCAGATGAGGACCATAAGAAGAAAGCGATCGACTGGATCCAGGCGCTTCAGCCACAAGGCGCGACCGGTACCGGTCCTGCCGTCCTGGATGCGCTGGCTACCAGAGAGAACAGACTCATCGTGCTCTTGACCGACGGAAGACCCAACTGCGGATCTCGTGATGAAGATGGTAGTTGGAACTGCATGATGGGCCATCTCTCACAGATTGACTGCGGTAACGAACAGCGCGCAACCATTGACGTCTTCGGTATTGGCGCGACTGGTGAGTTCAAGCAATTTTGCCAAGATGTATCTAGCCACAACGGCGGATCTTACACCGATGTTCGCTAGGGTCGCCTTTGGTCTCACCTATGGTGCCTCGATCGCGTGCGGCTTCATACTGGTGATGCTCCTCACCTTCGTTGGCTGCGGCCCGAACCAACCTCACGGTTACAAGGTCGGCAACGTCGAGGTCTTTATCACTGATCCGATGCCTCCCGAGACAATCAAACATATCTTCGAGGCTGTCGAGCTTCATACGAGAACCTTTGAGTCGGATTTCAACTTTAGACTTCCGCCTACAAAGCTTTTCGTGCAGAGCCGTATTATCGACGCGTGTAACGGTGATTCTGGTTCTTACGCTGGTTGCAACGGACTCGGTAACGGCATGATCAATGTATGGTCTGAAGATGATGGCGCGTGTCCGGCGCTCTATCACGAATACAGCCACACACTGTTTGGTCCGGGCCACCTAATCTGGGTTTGGTCATTTAACGACAAACGAGGTGCTGAGTTAACTGCTCGGCTCAGGGAAAAGTGGGCTGAGGAGAAAACACGATGAGACGGCTACTCCTAACCCTGCTCGTAGTCGTAGTCGTAGTCGCAAACTTAAGCGGTTGTAACGGCAACCACGGGATGCAGGCGGCCTACCAGGTCACCATTCCGTCTGCTGGGAACGTTCAGCCTTTCGACGTCTTGATCTACAACGGCACGCAGTGGCCACTCTACTTGAATTACCAAGGTCAAGGCTGGGTGATTCCAATAGGATCGACATTGGGTGTTCCAGTTGGATACCTGCCATCCAGCGTCGCAGTCGATGTCTATACCTATGCGACCCCCTCTTACCACTATCCAACGCAGACCAAGACTTTAGGCGTCGACTATGCGTATACCGCCAACTCCGTCTCTTTCAGCTTCTATTAGCATGCGCAGCCACGTTGCATGTTCTTCGTGCGGCTTTACGGTCATTCTTGCTACGGAGGCCACACGCAGCGCTGTTGTGGAGACGGATGGTCAATGTTGTCGGAACCGGTGCCCGCTCTGTCGTAACTACACTTTGAAACTTGCGGAGCGTAAAGAGCGGCGCTACCGCTAACGCTAACGCCAAAACTTGATGATCTGCTCCGAGAGTTCCTTACCTCGTTGATTCCACTTATCCCAGCGCCTGTCTCTGTGGTCCGGTGTGCCGTCTAACTGGACGTGGCAGAACTCGTGGTAGAGGGACGGCAGGCTATCAGAGTCACCGGCAACAATTGCGATTTCGCTTGAGCCGCAGCACACACCAGTAATGTTGACAAATTGTCGCTTCGGCATCTGTGGCACGCCCGGTGGCATAGGTGGAAACCACAGAACACCCGTCTCCATCTGGAAGACTTCTTTGTCTGTGATGAAGATAAGGCACGGTCCCTGTAGCCGGCCGTAGTCGTGTTCAAATCCAGAATAGATGTAGCCGGTCGCATGTAGTAGCCGCCTGGCCCTATCGTCGTCGCAATCCGATGGCATTACGATCGTGTGTTCGTGAAGCTTGTACGCCTTGCCGCCAGGTTCCCACTGCTGACGCGCGAGCGTAGCACGCTCTTCTGAGGCTACTGGCTTAACCGTTGTGGCGATAAGTGTTACAGAATCACCGTGCTTAATAGCCGTAGCACATGCGACCAATGCGACACTGACTACAGCAACCAAGCCGATGACGCCTTGTCGATTAAGCATGCTGCGGCTCCTGGCCGCAGCGCTCACGCGGGGCGTCGGATAGCTGTCCGACGATTATCAAACCCTGTGAGCGTTAACTAATGCGGCTAGGGAGTAGTCTGGCCGCGAATTGCATTATCGACAAGGGTCGTTGTCAGACCTGTGAAGCGTCACTAATCGCGGCCAGAGCATCAAGGACTTCCGGTCGCCACCAGCCGTGCTGCTCAGCGTCGTAGCGTAGGATGCCAGCCGCCGTCAGACGCTTGAGAGATAGCGCAAGCTGCAGCCGTTTAACGGTGCCTGTCGTCGGCACTTCTGCAGGCCGTTTCTCGGCAAAGCTCTCAACAGCACCCAGTATTCGCTCGAACGCGGCGACACGGCGCTTCGGTGCTGGATAGGAGCTACTTGCGGCAAGGTCTCCGATCCTTCCGGTCGAATAGAAGTCAGAGATGACCTTGCCGGTCTTGTATGGCCTAGGGAGTCCTTCGAACACGCTGGGATCGACGACGCTAGGAGTTACTTGAAGCGGAATGTATGGCGCGTAGATGAGACCCGGGTCCATCGTAGGCTGAAGCAGCTCATCGATGAGATCCGGAAGTAGGCCGTCCAGCCAGTCCTTCACGTCCTCGTTGAAGTAATTCTTCATGCGGGCGGCTGGTCCTTGGGCTTCGTGTGGAAGGCCTCGCGATAGCAGCGCACCGCGTCTGCGAGCATCTCAGGCGTCAGCCCGATGACGCTGACATCCTCATCAAACTCTTCCGGCGCGGTCTTCCTTAGCGTTCCGTCCTTAGCCGGATCCGGATCAGGTATAGCGCCGTCAAGCCTCTGCGCGCCCATATTGCACCATTAGCCACGTTGTAACCAGATCGGCGGCCAGTGCGCAACCGTGTTTAGGTCTTGGCAATCACGTCAAGAAGGCCGATGGGCACGGTGATGAAAGAAATTTCGACCTGCTGACTGGTGTCTCTAAGTTGGTGGAAGTCGACGTCTATCAAGATGTTGTAGCAGCCTTTGTGTCTGAGACCAATGATCCAGTCACCGGCGACGAACGGCTCAACACACTGCGCCGTGGACCGAACAACCTGCCTGGGTCGCATGATATTGAACGCAGGGTCGCGGTCCGCTGCGAACCGCCAAATCACCTGGATCCGGCTGTATTCGTCCTTATCGCCGTACATCGCGATCGCCTCTACACCCAGCCACAGACCCTCTGGCGCCGCTCGCTGGCTAAAGAGCCGCGAATCGAACAGTGGTATCTCGTCGGTCTGTGCGAACGGCATCGGTCACCACAAAAGAACAGGCCAGTGTATGGCAGCGCACTGGCCTGTTCTGAGCTTTAGCCTTCAGTCTTTTCGAAGCAGCATTCCTGCAGAGTGGATGACGTGCTCCCTTGCGCGCTCGCCACAAAGCGCTCCTAGAATGTTGTAGAGATTGAAGATAGTGGCTTCGCCGCTGCGCTTTCGTAGATCGAGCCGCTCCTGACCTGTGTAGTGGTCGGAGGCGACGCTTTCGGCGAGTGGAAGCATTTCTTTGAGCCGGTTTGCAAGCTCGTTGATGGCTCTGCTCTTCTCGTCAAGAATCAGGATGTCTTGCCACCTGACCTTGGCCGCCCCGAGCAATGGCCCGAATTCAGCGGCCAGTGCGGCGAAGACTTGCAGATTATCAGGCTTGATGTGCCGGTTACCGACCATCATCTGAACAGCGCCGTTAGTGTCCGTGTTCGGACTGGCAAGTTTCGCGGCCACTTGCTCACTGGTCAGGACGTGGAAGGTTACACACCTAGCCACGGTTAACACATCCGTGTTCGTGGACTTCCAGCCAGTAATCGTAAACCCTACGGCCTCCATGACATGGAAGAGACGCAGAGAACTGTTTCCGACTGGTAGGTTGGTCTGCTTCACCCACCTACTAATCGCCTGATCATCACAGCCAATCAGCTCCGCCAGACGTCGACGTTGCGGAGTGTCGATGGCCCGAAGGTAGTCCTGAAGACACTCGTGAAATGTCCCTGTTCTCACCAGGCTACTCACCCTTCCCGTCGGAGGCTTCGTCCTCTTGTTTACGCAGCCTGTTGTAAAACTGCCCGCGCTTGGTGAGCTTGTCGGCGTGCGTAATCAACGGAATCACATCCTGGATGCCCTGCTTGATCACGTCTTCGCGGTGGATGTAGCCACCTGGATCGTCTTCGGCGAAATCGATCCAGGCCTCGTGCATGCGCAGCGCGCCGATGATGAGCCTCTCTTGAAGATCCATGAGGCATTTCTCACGGGCCGTCTCGTTTTGGTGCGCGCTCTCTACACCCGACCAGAGGTAGTGGTAGATGTTGATAGTGAGGATGCCTTTCTTCGGATCGAGGTCCCACATCCACGTCCCGTCGATGCGGCCAAAGGCGACGGCGAGGCCGAGGCTGTTATCCCTCACCAACTTTCGCGGATTCCCAGCCTTCGAGACGACGACGGTCGGTGAGTGCGCGGGTTTCTCCCTTTCAGGAGGCGTGCGCTTACTGCAGCTCTCGTCTTTCTTCTCAGGCCTCTTGTCGGTGAGGCCCGGTGTCCCATCGGTCGATGTGGCTGTGAGTTGCTCACCGGTCTCACGACCCGCATTGACATCGAAGTGACCAACGCCTGTGGAGCCGACCTTAAAGCGCCTCATCAGCTTTCCTAGATCGCTGTCCTTCTTGTAGAGGTGGTTGAGCAGCTTGAGCGAGCGCTTGCCAAGACGCTCGTAGCGCTCGTCCTTGGACTCATCCTCGATCTTGGCAATGTAGGGTTGCCCGATCTCGTTGATCCACTTCTGAATGCGCTCGCAAGCGTCGAGGAGCGCAACACTCTGGACCATGTTAAGCCGCGATGGATCCATCTGGACCTTCTGATCGTCGAAGTTGATGATGCCTTCGAAGATGCCAGAGGTGAGCTTAGCCAGGGCGCTCTTCTCGATCGGGTCCTTAATCCCGCCGAAAACCTTGGCCGCCGTCTTCTCAGTCAGCAGTTGCCCTGAGTTGTTTCCGCACTTAACTCGAATGACGCCCTTGTAGGCTGGAACACGGCCCACAACCTTCGGCTTGGCGAGGTAAAGGCGGAGTTCGGTGCGGCCAGAAAGCTCACTCTCGTAGATCTTCACAGGAAGCGGCGAACCTGTGTAGTCGAGCGCCTCAATCTGCTTGGTGAGTTCAGAACCGTCGGCCTCAGTGATCTTGATGATCACCTTGGTCTTGTTGGGCTTCATGTGCTCGTTGTAGCGAGTTAGAATCCCGTCGCAGATCATGTCGAGGTCGAGGTTTGCACGGATTTTGTCGGTCTCGTACTTCTCGATCCTCAGCCTAGACCGCCACCACGGCTTCTCAGGGAGCCGAATCTCTTGCGTCGGAGCCTCCAGGTCGTTTTCGGCGGCCTTGAGTGCCGCTGTATCGAACGTCCATTCCAGCATCCCGTTCGAGCCATCGCGCGGCTCCGAAGCGAACAAGAAGCGTACACACTTATCGAAGGAGGCGACGACACCAAGGCCGTATCTGCCAAGCTTGCCGAAGCGCTTCATGGAGTCTCCGACGCAGGAGAGGCACTCCTTGAAGTAATCGTAGCTAGCTCCATCTCCATCATCGTGGATGTGGATACTGCGGACTTTCGGATCTTTGTTGATGGAGACAGTGATCTTCTTGGAGTTGGCGTCGATCGCGTTTTGAACCGCCTCGAAGATGGCCTCGTCGAGGTGCTGGTAGGTCTTGGCAAGGTAGCCCAAGACGTTCGCCTTGTGGAAGTCGATCTTGGTAGGCGGGTACTTAACCAGCTTGGTGGTGACGGGCGTCACCGCCTTCTGGGCGTTATCTCTGTTGCTTGCTGCGTGTGCCATGCTGTCCTCTCCGGTCTGGTGACCGCGATATTGACCTAGACTCGACATACCCGACTGTTGACGACTCCTGCGCTAAGATTCTTGTTTTTTCTTGTCCCAACCAGTGGCCAGACAGGAAGAAGCGTCATCAGTTGGCCCAGGAGCACGGGTTGTCGAGTCCGATTGGCTGGTCAACACCAACCTCATCCTCACCTTAAGTCAAATTAGGCGGACCAGCGGCCGCGTTGTTGCACTCGACACCGCCGCACGAAATCACGAACTTCTTCTTGGCCGCTGGGCGCTTGTCCTGAAGCTCTTCCCACTCCTCAGGCAGAACGGCCCAGTCATTCCCCTTCTTTGAGCCCTTGAAGGCGCGACCCTCTCCATCGCGGCCGCAGATATCGCACTTGAACTTCTTCGGAACGCCATCCTGACTATTGAGCGGCTTCGGTGACATCTTTGACGGAAGGATGAGCATAGGATCTCCTTGATTAAGCTTGTAAGTGAATTAGTCCAGGCCGAACTCACGGGCGAGTCGGTCTAAGATCGGTTGAAGCTGTCTCTGTCTATGGCCATGATGTTCTAGCTCGAAGCACGGCTCGCAGAGCCATGTGCCCCGGTGGCCGCTGACATCAAGATCATCGTTGAGTATTGGTGCAGACTTGCATTGGTCGCAGACGATACCCTCGACGAGGCCAGGAATTTGGCCGTCAAACGCGGTCGGCGTTGAACATCGATCGCATGGCATACCGACCCACGTAACGAAGTTCGAGTATTTACACTTCGGCGCAAGCTGCGTAGCGCAAGCCATGCAGATGAAGGCGTCGCCTATCAGCGCCTGATTATCTTTGCTGTCAACGTAAGACGGCCGGACCTCAACGGTCCGGCTACCACAACTGCCGCAGTGCATAAGACACCTGTTACAGACTTCTACCTGTCGTTGGCCAGGTCGGCGAAGTCAATAAGCAGATGTCGGCCTAATGCTTACCAGTGAGGTCCCAGCATCCCGCGTCGCGCATCGACCATTCGCCAGTCGAGCGGCGGACGCCCCAATTTTTCCAGTGCGCATCGCAGACGTAAAGACCTATATCCGCCATCGTGCGCATGTCATTTGCAATTCGCTTGAACTGCGTGTGACTTTCAGAGCCTAAGGCCGCGAAACTCGGTTCCATGTTAGCAAGGTGCTTATCGAGTCGGCCCCTAGCCTCTTCATGCGTCATACGTCCGGCCTCAATTTCGGCGGCCAGCGTGTGCGGAGTGTTTGTGCGGCTGCCATCGATACCCTCTCGACCAAGTCGACCAAGAAGTTTCGCGATTCGATACCCATCGGGAAGATCGTCAATATCGCTGAGGTCCTCACGGTGAATGACATAGATAGGAAGCCTCTCGTCTTTCGCCTTGATGCCGGGCAATACGTCGAGGTAGCGAGGTAGCGACGAGATTTTATGAAGTTCTGGGTTGTTCTTGTAGAGCAGCGCCAGCCGCGCCTCGTTGTCGCCCTTGTCGAACTTGTAAACTGTCGGAGTCCCGTCTGGCTCCTTCTCGCCGCCGTAAACAACGCCGTTAATCTCTGCACCAAACGGTCGACAGTAAGGGTCGTTGATGGATTTCCCGTCTTTTCCGAAGACCCTGCGGCCGGCAGCATCCATCTTTTTGGCAAGTTCAGCTACCGCATCGTAGTCCATGCCCTGGTCGTACGCATTGATGTAGTCCCAGTCGAACGACCCCTGTCGGTGACCAGCCTGCTTCGCAAGGGAGCCAGAGCCATCTACTGGTGCGCCGGCTCCATCGATCTTGGCGATGCCATAACGGGAGGGCGGTCCACCGGGAATGCGACGGCGCGGAGGTATCGCGAGCTTAAAAATAAACGCGGTCTTATCGTCGACCGGTGCGACTGGCGGCTTGGCCGGTGGTGCCGGTGGTGCCGGTGGTGCCGGTGGCTTCGGTTTAGGCGCAGCAACCGGTACCGGCCGTGCTGGCGGAGCGATGCCACCTACATTACCTGCACCGGCGCCACCGGCCGGCGGCTTCGGAGATCCAGAGGCTCCTGGTCGAGGGGCGCTGACATTGGCGCCGCCACCAACGCACGCGTCCTTACCAGCGTCCACTGCTTGTCCTGGCGGGCACTTGCCATTGTTGAAGCTAGGCTTTGCGTAATAGCCCTTGCCGTTGAAGCGATACTTGAAACTCGGGTCAAGCTTACGCGCCGGCTTACCTGGCGCCACCACTTCGCCGACGTGCAGATTCAAGGTGGCCGCATCGTTTTGGTGGAACGCGACTGGAACCATTGCCGCGCCGCGCTTGGAGGCGGCATGGTAAATGCCGGCATCTTGGAGAGACACTTCCGGCCGGCCGCCTTTGAAGGAGACCTTAGGCACCGGAATAACATCGCCGCGATCCATCGCGGCGTGGTGTTTGGCGGCCTCACGCTCAATGTCAGAAGTCGAATGCTTAGCCGCGCCTTTGAGAAGGTCCTGGTGGTTCACGTAGTTAACGTGATGGTCCTCGTGGCCGTGGTCGCCATTAGGCGCGTGTTTCCAGGTCACATTGCCGTAGCCGCCGTGCTCTTCTGCGCTCTCAAGCAGCTTTGTCAGGTCGCCGTATGGCGAGGTAAACCCGTTCCGGCTGAGCATGCTATGACCTCATCGCATCGCGAGTATACCTACCGATCACATTGAAGGCGACCGGTTTGTCAGTCAAGTCAGGACGACGAAGCAGTATAGCATCAGTGTTGTAAGTCCAACTACGGTTGCGGCGAGATTGCGGACGCATCCGGAATCATCGGTAGGAACGGTAGTCGGACGTTGAGCATTTAGACCTCAAAGACCTGGATCGGATTAACCGGCTGATACCGTTCGTTGCACAATGATACGTTCACAAAAGTCGTTTCACCAAGTTTTTCTAAACCATAACTTTGATGTATGTGACCAAAGATGTGGAGCTTGGGCTTAATCTGTAGCACGCGATCTCGTAGGATTGGGCAACCGACTCGTCGCTCCTGCGGAGCCAGGTCGAGGATGTTGAGCGGCGGTCCGTGTGTGATGAGCACGTTCACGTCGTCCGGAATCTTGGCCCAGACCCTCTTGGCCTCCTCGAAGCCGCTCACAGGATCAAGGCGGTTGAAATTGAAGGCCCAGTCCCAGAACCAGGGTTGCCAGGGTGACCCATAGAACTTCACACCGTCAATCTCACAGGCTGAGTCTTCAAGATAGACAGCCTCGATCGCGTGCTTCGCGGTCTTATGAACTTCCGAGCAGTAGTGGAGCCAGTCGTGGTTCCCTGCGACGACAATTATCTTTTTGTAGCTCAACGACTTGAGGAATCGATTGAACGGGCCTTTGACCCACTCAAGCTGCCTTCGGGCATCAGCTACCTCGCCGCCACCGCCAGGAAAGTTGGGCGCGTAGTCTCCGGCAATCACCAGCACATCACCATCTGGCATCTGCGCTTCGTTGAGCATCCCGTGGCAATCAGAAACCGCGACGACTCTCAATTAACTACCTGCCCCTCTTCCGTGTCGACTCTACTGTGAACCTGGGGTGACATTTTGGGCAATCTTCAGAATCCCCTTTGTCCACGGTGATGCGTTGCCGACCACCGCATCGGCTGCACGGTTTCTTGGCCTTCTTGGGTTTAGCGGCCTTGATGCCAAGACAGCCGCTGTCCTTGTTGCGGATCGGTTGAATGGGCCTCTTCTTGGCTTCCTTGAGGATCCATTCGACCTCACGTCGCTCGCGCTCAATCTCGAAGCGCTTGTAGTCCTCGAACTTGCAGGTCACCTTGCACGGGACGAGCTTGTCGTAGGTCTTGCTCTTCAAAGAACCAGACCACCAGCAAGCCTCGAACACGGCCTCCCACGGCGAGAGCTTGACGACCTTGGCCTTCGCCAACAGCATGTGGCCGCGACCATCGTTCCACTCAAGAGTCAGCGACGCCGACCCATCGTCCTTGTAGCTGACGAGCTTTGCCCTATAACTATTCCGAGATCCGGGTATAACCAGTGTGGAAGTCTCAACCTACAACCACAGACGCGTGAGATTCTAACAACCAACAATGCCTGCTGGAAGGCTTTGTATTCCAGGGTCTTATGACCTTTTGCCTTAGACTTTTAGGGCAAAGCCTAGCTGACGTAGGCATCGCGAAGCTCTTCGTGGGTCTTGTCCTTGCCATGATCCATTGGAACCGGCTGCTCGTAGTCGATCGAAACGAGCGCCCAGGTAAGCGTGCTGATAATCACGTAGATCACTCTTTCTTGGAGAGTTCTACCCGCGAATCAGGAATCTCAGCCAGGGCGTCAAGCGGCGAGGCCTTCTCAAGCCCGAAGATGTCGACATGATGGTGGCGGCCCGTCTTGGCGTCCTCGACAACGGCGTAATGCTTCGGGTTCTTGAAGCTATCCTTCTTGACGACTTCCTTGACGGTGCCGATGACGAACCGATCATCGATCTTGACGGTCGTCCGAACCGTGTCGTCAACGCAGACCGGATCCTCTTCGGAACCGTAGCGCAGCTTGCCGTAGCGAGGATTGTAGAAGTTGATTCCGCCGGCCGGGTTGGACATCGGCTGAACAGAGACGATGTTGCTCGCGAACGACGGTGCTGTCTTGAGAACCAGCGGAAACGCGAACTTCATAAACGGCCCGACCTCGACTTCTTTCGTTGTCGAGGTCATGGCGCCGATAATCTTCTGAAGCTGAGAGGACCCGACTGGTGGAGCCCCATTCAAGAAGGGGGCCCACTTGGCGGCGGCCTTAGCGACAGGATCAGCCAATGGGTCATTCGCCGGGCTGGTCATGTCGCAAGTTATACCCGATCCCGATCAGTGGTGACTGTGGCGGTGCTTTAGGAGGCGGTGGGAGTAGGCCGCGATTTCTTCCAATGCGGCCCTTCCGAACCTGGCCATGTCGACTTTGGCGGCCAATATGTGGATTGTCCCAAGAGCATCTTCCAGCTCTTTGATTCTCTTGCGGAGCGCAACGGCTTCGCACTCTGCAGAGCAATAGTTACCGCCCTCGCTGCACGCGATGAACGTGTTAGGGATGGTGCCTGCGCAGACGTGTTGCTTATCAACCACAGCCATACCTTCTTATACCGGTTTTACACCTTCACCAAAGTAAGCAAGGGCGTGTCCAGTCTTGACCAGCTCATCACAGAGGTTCACCCAATAAGGTTCCGGTGTGGGTGCTCGTTTCTTGCCCTTAATTTTAGGCGGTATCGGCGGCACTACTTGATAGAAAATGGCCGCGAGTCCACGACCTTACTTGTCGAGAACGTTGTCGTTGTCGGCCTTATAGGTCGCAATTTTGATTTTAGGCGCGTCAGACATACCAGGCTTCAAGCGGTCCACTACAAACTGACGCGCGGCGACAGCCCTGGCTTTGATCGCGGGATCGTCTGAGTTCATCTCTGGCGTGTTGATACCGTAGAACCGAAGTTGGATCGGTCCGAACTTGACGTTGAAGCCGAGTTCAATGGTAATCCGCGCCGTATCACCATCGTGGACATCATGAACCTCGGAGACGAAATACTCGTAAGGCATAATCAACCTCCATTGCTTGGAGTGATCATGATGCACATTCGTCGGTTTGGTGTCGAGTCCGAATGGCTGATCTGAAAAGCGGAGGCCGGAGGTCACCCATGGGGTATGGGGGGGGGGGGGGTGACCTGCCGGCCTCCACAATATGTCTTACCGGCTGCGACGCCTCTTTGGTCGAGAAATCGCGGCCAAAACATCAAGTGGGTTGGCCGCGATCCAGTGTGGGTGCCAGTCCATATCTTGGGTCGCGTCCTTGAGCAGGCCGCGCTCATATAGACGGTCGACTGACGCCTCTATGAGAAGGCGTCTGTCATGGCGGTCACCATCCGTAGCCGTCCAGGCCGTAGAGCGCTCAACATCACAGGTCACGTCGCAGTAACGCATTGGCACTGTGGACTCGCGGAACGCCCTAAGCACCAGCTCATCTAGTTCGTCGTCAGTCATAGCTCGTCTCTGTGGCCAGCCTGTCGAGGATGTTCGCGGGGCGCAGTTGGTGGTGTCGAATCGGAACTCTGCCACCTGTGCTTAGGCGCACCAGATACCAACACTGCTGTTGTGAGCGGTCTGAACTGTCTGATCCGATGATGTCGAGGATGACTCCACGTCGGTACCACTTGATGCTATTGGCCTTGCGGATCTCGACCACGTCGCCGACAGCGAACCTCATAGCTCAGCAAGCTCGTCGAGCACGGTTAGTTTCCTAAGCTCGATCTTCCAGACTTCCCCAGAAATCGCATAACCGTCGAAGCGAACGAAGAGGCCGGACCATTTGCCGATCCCCCACGTACCAGAGGGCCGCGCTACTACCACACCGCGCCTACCGCTCTTCTCGTGAATGACCTTCTCGCCGATCGTAAATCGCGGCCAGTGAGCATACTCATCGTGGTGGTCGTTAGCGGGATCCCGGTCGGAGTTAGGCATCGCGAGCCAGCTTTTCCAAGATGTCGAACTCAACGTCGTCAAGGGTTAGATCTTGCTCGTCTTCATCATAACCGACACACGGGTTCTCATATTCGAGGGTGATGTTGTGGCCAACGTACTTGTGCGTGAGAGAGTCGTACCTCCAGTTGATGTCAGTTATCCGACCCTTCTTGCCTGTCTTCTTCACTCGCACGATGTCACCGACCCGCATCCACGGCCCATCGCTGCCGCCGATCTGAACACCTGTGAGCATCATTCACCACTCCTGGCGAGCTGCTCCAGCACCGGAAGGAAGCGAACGTCCTTGCTGTGGTAAGAGACCCGTTCCGTGGTCCTGAAGATCCAGAGAAACGTCGACTTGAACTCAACCAACCAATAGAGGCCGGACGGATGATCGTAGGTTCCGCGCCAGACGAGGCTGTAGCTTACGATGTGACCAAGACGCGGTAGACCCGTGTAGCCACCTACGGTCTTGTAGCAGTTGACCCATTGCTCCTTCTCCTCGAAGTCGCGCGGTGGTCCATGGAGGAACTCCTCCTCTGTTATCACGATGCACTCAGGAACAGGACCGAATCGAGGTCACTCGCGGTCCACTCGATCAGAAACTGCTTGTTCGACGTGTCGCCGCCCCTGTAATCCATCTTGAGTAGGCCGCGATTTCTGAGGTTGAAGACAAGCTCCCAGACATCAAAAACTGCATCGCTGTAGATCTTGGTGTGATAGTTCTGTAGGTGTCGCTCGATCGTAGAGAGCATGACGCGTGCGCGGCCTACCCTCTTCTTCTCGTAGAGGAAGCGAGCGATCTCAGCCTCGACGGCCGCCGTTGCCTTGTATGGATCGCTGTTCATTCTTCACACGCCAGCTTGGCAAGCTCCTCAAGAGGGCAGATCGGCTCGATCATGTAGCAGTCGTAGTCGCGCTCACGAAGCGCTGAGGTCTCGTAGCGCACGGTGACGACGTGAGAATCGTGGCCAAACGCAACAACTCTCGCATTTGGCGTCCAGCCGATAACCTTCACCGATCCACCGATCCGTAACCTGTCGCAGCAGCACACCTTACGCGCCCTCCCAAAGTCAAAAGTAAAGATGCCCACGGTGCCTCACCTGCCAATCGGTCTAAAACGCTCATCTCAATCGGATCGGCGTTCATCGGTTGCCTCTCTCGCGAAGCGGTCGAGGGCTGACTCCAGCTCAAGGTCCTTGTGCCAGAATGGTCCGTGGCCCAGGACTAGATTGTCGAAGTCGTTGTCCCAATCAATCATTACACGGTCCGTGAGGGTCGCATCCACGACGACACCCCAAGCATCGCCACTGCGCTTACAGGGAGTATCCGTGGTAAGAACAACGTGGTCACCGGTCTTGAATCCCTTCTCCTGATTGAGGCTTCTGACCACGGACTTTCGGCTTGAGCCATAAAGCACGCCGAAGTTCACGCTCTTGGCCAGCGCCCGCCAATCCGAGCTGGTCGTCATGATCTGCTTGATCGAGAGTTACCGATCAGGTTCGGATCAGGCGCGACTGGCTTGCCGTCAGGACCAAAAAGGTTCATGCCACGTTCTACCTAGTACCTAGAAGATCCAGGCCAGTCGTTCGAGAAGCGAGGTCTCTTTCAGGTGATGTGGGCTGACATTGATCACTGGGCACATGGTGGGATCGAGCCGCTGCACCTTGATCGGCTGATCAGACTGAACGTCATAGCTGATGATCCGGTCTTGGTAGCCCTTGTTGACAGCCACGATCTGGCCGGTAAACCAGCCCGGTCCAGGCTTAATGGCATCCACCTCGAAGCCGGGTAGACGGAACGCCACAAAGGCGCCTAACGCGAAGGTCGGCGCCGGTCCGTAAATGCAGTCCGGACAACAACCATCGTCGTAATCCCAATCCGGCTCATCCTTTTCCATGAACTCTTGGATGATCTTGCGCGCCGGGAGCGTTCGCGGTCGGTTTCTGCAACCGACACGCGTGCTAGGCTTAGCGTCTTCAAGTTGTCGGCGACGCACAGAGCCTCCTGGCCAAAAAGAACGATCGACGGTCGAGTGGACCGTCGATCCGTTCGATGACTAGTCTAGCCGGTCTTATCGGCTGATCGGAATAGGCGAGTCCTCGTCGTTGAAACGCGGAATAGACGCGTAGCGTCCAGGTCGGTTCGCGGCTCGCTCGAATCCTAGGTCGAATAGAGCGCGGATCGCGTCTGTCCGTGTAACAGGAGTCCCCTTCTGGGTCTCCATGTCAACTCGGAAAGCCTCGATTTTCGCGGCCAACTCTGGAGTGCAGCCGACCACAACGTCGACTCGTGTTTTGCTTCTAGACATCTGACTTGCGTACCTCAGTGGGGTTGTTGATGAAGACGACCAACTAACGTTTGTCTGTCGGTTGAGATTCCAGCAGCGCGGCCAAGTGTAAACGAAGTGAAGGAAGAAGTCGCCGTTATCCCAATCAGGGACTAGATTTCCGCCAAGTCGTCTAAGACCGATCGCGGCCTCAACCACCAAGCTGGGATCCGAAAGACGCCAATGATGTTGCCCGCCTTGCCATAGACCTCGACCTGGGCCCACCTCTTCTTACCAGAGCCGGAAGCGATTCCGATGACATGGCCTTTGGTGCCCACCGCTACATTGACCTTGATGCTGGAGCCGAACTCTCCACCCTTGATGATGACGACCTGGTCGCCTGCAACGACGTTGATCATTGGTCGCCCGCGAGCAGGATCGAGATGCCGCACGCCCCCCAGAGACCAGAAGACATTAGTGACCCTCCTGCACGGACCGTGAGTCTGCTAAAACTGAGCTATAGATTTGAGGTGGTCTAGTGGATTGTCCGAAATGCGGCCTGGCGATGCTCGACCAGGCGACTGAAGACGGTGGTGGAACGAGCGGTTGGTTGTGCGTTGAGCATGGCTACTTCCCGGTGCTTTGCTCGTGCGGCTACATCGACGGCCAGGCGCACGACGTGATGTGCGCTAAGGCCGCCTAGCTCATTTTGTTGATTAGTATGACTATCCACCGCGTAGAACCCCTGCGACTCGCCACTTTCATCGTTCTCACTCGACCGGCGTGTTCAAGCGCGGTTAGATAGGCACCAAGCGCCTTAGCGTCGAGATCGACCATGGTGCCAAGCCTTGGTAGTGTCTGTGCTCCGGCAACCGCCAAGGTCTCTAAGATCTCACGAGACCTAGAGCCGTCTACGTCGATAAACCTCCAGCCGCGCCTCCTGGCGGCTTTTAGTCTCTCTGACGCTCTGAGCGCGATAGTCGCCAGGACGGTTCCGGCGTAACCAAATCGTTCGATGTGATCGACGCAATAAGACTTGTTCTCAGTGCCTGATTTTTTGCAGCCGTCAACCATGCAGCTGCTCCGCGCAGGCGACTTGCGTCGCCTATCTTCTTCATCCGCGTGTTCCGACCTCATGTCGCGCATCACAGATAGTGTTGACAGGTTGGAACCAAAAGCACAAGTGTCGATTCAGCTAGGAATCTCACCTAATTTTTCCAGAAGATCGAACCACCACCGATACCAAGAAGGGAACAAGCTCTTCGTGAGCAACTCTTCCTTGGTCGTCCAAAAAGGCTGTGTTCCCGCCTCTAAGACCTTTGGTTCCTGATCGCCGATGTCCGCAATGTAGCCAGTGCAGAACCACTTGACGTGATCTGGATCGTGTTTCATCGGCTTATGCATCATGCCGGCAATTGGTCTGATCGACAGGGCCCTGCAACCAGTCTCCTCTAGAAGCTCACGACGGGCGCCGTCATCGATGTCCTCTCCTTCTTCTAGTTTGCCGCCTGGACAACTGAAGCTGCCCCAACGGCGGTTCGTGACAGCTAGGATCTTGTCGCCACGAAAGACGGTGATCTCGACGGATGCCCTGTAGAGTTGAACGGTCATTGCGTGCTCCCTGAGTCGTTATACCGTCATGGTTCATTTAGTCTGACAGCACCCTACTTATTAGTTAGAGCCGCGCCTAGATTACTCGGCGGAAGGTGACTCAAATGTCTTCCTTCGTTCGCATTAAGCGGCGTTCGATACCCGCCGCCATGTTGCTTGTTCCTCTGACGGCCGCTGCAACTGCTTTTACTGTAGCTTGTTACGAGAAGTTGGGATACGTCGAACAGAGCGTAATTCTTGTAAGCGTAGCAGCGACAACGACTCAGACATTGCCCGATCTACCAGGTGTGTTAGACAAAGACACGTCTTTCAGATTCATCAAGTCGATCGTGCAGATCCGGAGAATGGCCGCAAGTGGCTCAGGTGTCATTCTGCGGAGCGTGCTTGGCGCTGACCAGGTCTACCGGACCTACATTCTTACGGCGGCGCACGTTGTCAACGATTCCAAGTTCGTCCAGGTTATTGATTTCGACTACATGTTCAGACTTAGTGTGGTGAGCCAGACATCTTACGACGCTGAGGTCTTAGCGACATCGAAGGAACTTGATGTCGCTCTTGTCGAGATCAGGACTGAGCGTTCGTTGGGTCGATCTGTCGACCTCGTAACAGAACGCGATCCGCGCAGCGTCAATCTCTACGACAACGTCTACGCGGTCGGTGGTCCTAGCCTGGAGCCGCCTAGCATCACAGATGGGCATCTGGCCGCGCTTGAGCGACTACGCCTCAGGTTCTCCGCTCCCGTAGCCGGCGGTGACTCTGGTGGCGCTGTTTTCCTGAGGGATGGCCGACTCATTGGGATCATCACCGGCTGCTTAGTGCAGCCAGGGCCGGGTGGTGTATCTGTTGTTTTTGCTCATCTGGCGATTGGAACACCGAGTCCGATTATCGCTACCTGGCTTCAGACTAGCGGCGCCGGCTTCTTGGTAGGCGATACTCGCAGCTCAGTTGAGTCCTTCGAACGGCGCCGCAAGTCATAGCCATCGCGCGTCATGCGAAGGACCGACGACAGCACAAGTCGTGTTGGCCCCACACCGGACACCCGCACGCATTGTCTTCGGTCTCGGTCATGCGCTCACGCAAGAGTTTAGTCGCAAGCTTCCAGAGCTTCTCTTCGGCTATTGATGCTGGCCGCGATGGCCAGCCCGGTTTGTAGATGAGCTTGCCGCCCTTTATTTCGAAGCTTAGCCTTTTGTGTAGCGCGGCCGCGACTTCCGAAGGCTTAGGCTTTTTGCTCAT